ATCATCTTGCAGAGCATTTCGTTCCAGTTCACAATCATTCACAATCTATGGCTTATTTGACTAGGAATAATTGTGTCCACGCTTTAGAAGATAGGCTTGCCAAAATAATGTATGACCCTAAACAAAATAGGACTGTATTTATAGTTCAAGACGATTCACAAGTTTACGATGCTATCGGCAGAAGTTTCAGTAATAAAGTTTTGCCTAAATGGTATAGGTACGGCAACTCATCAAAGCTATTCACTTGTGGTCATCATGACACAGCTATACTTGTAGAAGATGCTGCAAGTGCTTGTGCAGTTTCACAAGTAGCCACTGGTGTGGCACTCTTAGGCACTAACTTAAAAGATGCCGACCTCACACCATTACGTAAGTACAAACACGTTCACATTTGCCTGGATGCAGACGCTACTCGTAAGTCACTTGACATACACAAGTATCTGTCGTATTTTGTACCTTGCAGTGTAGTTCGTCTTAAGGACGACTTAAAATATTTTAACAAAGAGGAGATTAAGAGATTAGTATGGAACAACAATTAATTAAACTCCTGATGCACAAAGAATTTTTTGATGCAAACAAGACTCGTGTCATGCGTTCAATGTTTCCTAATGAGTTGACAGACTTATATGACACTATTGTAAATGGGCACGAGAACTACGAAAGGGACTTATCTTCACAAGAAGTGAGGGAGATATATAGAGTCAGTAATCCAACTGCCACTCGTGCAAAACGAGAAGCTGTGGCTGAAGTATTATATGACATAGAGAATTTACCTACTATAGGTTCTGACGTAGCTACTGATGTATTGAAGAAGATGTGGCAACAGGAGATAGGGCGTAACATCGCAGATATGGGGCTTGCCATTATGGAAGGCTCACCAGAAAAGATTCACGAGGTAAAGGCACTGCTAGATAAATCAGAGCAAGGCTTTGTACCAGAAGATGATGTAGTACCAATTACAACTGACCTAGATGAGTTACTAGAATATGCACAGAATGAAAACTGTTGGGAGTTCAATGTACCAACATTAGGTAAAGCAGTTCGTGGTGGTAAGGCAGGAGAGTTTATGATTGCTTTTGCTAGACCTGAGATTGGTAAGACTGCTTTTTATGTTTCACTTGTGGCATCACCAAATGGGTTCTGTTCACAAGGTGCAGATGTTCACATCATCACTAACGAAGAGCCTGCACGTAGAACTATGCTCCGTGCAGTAAGTGCATACACTGGGTTCAGTGAAGAAGATATATATAAGAATCGTTCACAAGCTAAACAAAAGTTTGCAGACATTGCTCCTAACATAACTATGATTGACAATGTAGATGCATCTATTGAGTGGCTTAATAAGTATTGTGAAGATAAAAAGCCTGACGTATTGATTGTTGACCAACTAGACAAGGTTGATGTGATGGGGGCTTTCGCAAGGACAGATGAAAAGTTACGTAGCATATACACAAAGTTTCGTGAGATATGTAAACGTCATGATTTGTTTGGTATTGGTATCAGCCAAGCTAGTGCTGATGCTGAGGGTAAGACAAGTGTTACTTATGCTATGATGGAGAACAGTAAGACAGGTAAAGCTGCAGAAGCTGACTTGATTGTAGGCATCGGTAAATCTGATATTACTGACAATACTGATAAGAAGAGATACTTAACTATATCAAAGAATAAATTAACAGGTTTCCATGGCAAAATCATTTGCAACTTGGACACAGATTTGAGTAGGTATACAGCATGACAATAACGTATTTAGACGTAGAGACTACATTTGTGGTTGATGAGAATAGGAGAACAGACCCATCACCATTTAATGCAAGTAATAAATTAGTATCAGTTCAATATTCACATGATAATGGACCGATACAGTTTAATTGGTTTTATCACAAGGACATGGATGAAATGTCATCTGAAATGACTGTGGGAGAATCATTTAATTTAGTACAAGATGTACTGGATAAGACCACTGTACTTATAGGTCACAATATTAAGTTTGACTTGATGTGGCTTTGGGAGAGTGGCTTTAACTATGATGGACAAGTGTATGACACTATGATTGGCGAATACACTTTGATGCGTGGACAGAAGTGGGGCTTGAGTTTAGCTGACTCCTGCATACGTAGAAAAGTAGCTTTGAAGAAGTCTGACTTGATTCACAATTATATGAAAGATGGTATTGGTTTTGATGCTATGCCTATGGATGTAGTTCATGAGTATGGTGTGGCGGATATTGAATCCACAAAGCAACTGCATCTTGCACAAGAAGAGATTTTTAAAAATTCACACAACTCACCGATGCGAAAGCATTTGGCGTTGATGAATAAGTTTCTTCCTATATTAGCTGTGATTGAACGCAACGGCATCCAGATTGACTTCACAACTCTTGAGAAAGTGCGTGTTGATTATGAGATTGAACAGAAAGAACTTAAGGCTAAGATGGAAGATATATGTCGTGAAGTTATGGGCGATACAAATATAAACTTTGCATCTCCAGAGCAAGTAAGTCAGTTGATTTACTCACGTAAAGTTATTGATAAGAAGAAGTGGGCTGAAGCATTTAATATAGGTCTGAATGAAAAGGGCAAACCTTTGATGCGACCTCGTATTGGATTCTCACAATTTGCATCAATGATTAAAGCTATGACAACTCGTGTTCACAGAACTAAAGCACAACATTGTCACAAGTGTCATGGTAAAGGCGAGTTCTTCAAAACTAAGAAGGACGGACAGAGATGGAAGAAGGCTACAAAATGTCCTGCATGTTTTGGTGCAGGGTATATTTATATACCTCTTCCTAAAATTGGTGGACTCACTATGAATCCAAGAGATATTATGGATGTGTCTGCCAACGGATTTGCTACTGACAAAACAACACTAGTGAGATTACTAGGAATTGCCAAACATAATGGAAATATTAAAGCACAAGAGTTCCTCAAATCTACTGTAAGGTTAAATGCGGTTGACGTATATTTATCCAGTTTTGTTGGTGGCATTTCTCGTAACACTAGAAGTAATGGTTTACTACATCCAAAGTTCAATCAGTGTGTTACTAGGACTACTCGCTTGTCTTCTTCTGACCCTAACTTTCAGAATCAGCCAAGAGGTTCTACGTTTCCAGTGAGGGCTGTGGTTGTATCTAGGTTTGACAATGGCTCTATTCTGCAAGCAGATTACAGTCAGTTAGAATTTAGGATTGCCGCTCAGTTATGTGGCGATGAAACCATGATTAAAGACATCATGAACGGAAGTGATGTTCACAAATATACTGCCTCAATAATATTTAATAAGCCAGAGGCAGAAGTAACTAAAGAAGAACGTACTGATGCAAAAGCACATACTTTTAAGCCCTTATATGGGGGTACTACTGGTACACCTAATGAGATGGAATACTATAAAGCTTTTGTTGAGAAGTACCCAAAGCTAGGAAAATGGCATGATACTTTACAGACTGAAGCTATATCGACTGGTGTTGTTACTATGTATACGGGTCAGCAATTCGCTTTTCCAGATACTAGACGACTTTCCAACGGAAATGCGTCAGGAGCACCGTCTATTAAGAATTATCCTGTGCAAGGTCTTGCAGGTGGTTGCGTTGTGCCGTTGGCACTCATTCACTTACAAAACGAACTTACAAATAAAAGAGTTGCGTCTAAGATTATTAATACAGTCCATGACTCGATTGTTTTAGATGTATATCCTGGCGAAGAAGAGGTTGTAGCACGTATGACTTACGATGCTATGACTAAAGTAGACAAGCAGTTTGAGGAGCAATACAACGTCAGTTGGCAAGTTCCTTTAGCTGTGGATTTAGAAATAGGTAAAGATTGGTTAAATATGAAAGAATATAACTTGACTAACTCTACCGAATGTAATATAAATTGATTTCCAAACATCAACAAGGAGTGTAAAACATGGAAACATTACCAGTTGTAAATTCAAATACAAATTTTGAAGATATCGCTAAACTAATAGGACAGGAAGAGCCAACAGGTTCTGCCAGTAATATGTTCTTTTTAAAAATAAACAGAGACCATGAAGACGATTCAGGTAATTCACTACCTGCAGGTTCTTGGTCTGTGTCGCTACCTGATAAAACAGTGTATGCAAAAGAGATTGACTTTCAAGTCTTTGTTCAAAGATATCAGTATCTTCACTATGATGCTGAGGCAAATGAGATGGTCAATAAATCTGTTATGGCTAAGAATTTATATCCACAAACAGAGATACCTGATATGTTAGGTACTTTCCGATGTGGGTCAGTTCCTGCCTCTCAGAGAGATACCTTGTCAGCTGATAAGGCTTTACAGCAGAAGGAGATTAAGTGTTTCCGTATGCTATTTGGTAAAGCTACTTTTCTTAATGCAGTTGATGAGACAGGTGCAAAGGTAGAAGATGCAGTAGATGTTCCTATTCTATGGAGAGCAAGAGGTAGTAATTTTATGCCTATTTCTGTTCCTATGGATGCTTTGACTGCTCAGAAGAAGCCTTTCATATTCTATAAACTACACGCTTCTTTGGATAAGAAGAAGAATGGTGGCTTGGTTTATTATGTTGGTAAATTTGACAATGCTCCAAAGCTAGTCGATTTTACTCCTGCTGACCAAGATACTTTAGGGTATTTTATGGACTATATAAACGGAGAGAACAGTAAGGTTATTAAGGAATATGATGATTCACTGCGTAAGCAGGGAAGAATGGTAGACCAAGAAGCAACTACTGTTACCTCTGACGACGTTCTGAATGATGACTTACCTGAGTCATTAACAGGATGAATACCAAACAAGCCGCTATCGTTTCGTTCCTTTCAAAGGCGGTTAAGGGGGAGGCAGAAATGCCTCCTCACATCTTGGACGAGTTTGCAGACAACTGCAGACAAGCATTAAATAAACAATTTAACGAACAACGTGGAGACTTCAGACTACGTATGAGTAACGTAGGCAAGCCACTTTGCCAATTACAAATGCAGGCAAAAGGTGTCAAAGAAGATACTCCTACTTATGATTTTAAGATGCGTATGGCAATGGGAGATGTACTAGAGGCTCTTATGATTGCAGTTATACAAGCATCAGGCATAGAGATAAAAAATAAACATGGTAAAGTAAAATTACCAATAAACAAAAAAAATTCTATTGAGGGTGAATTTGATATTGAATTAGACGATGGCATTTACGATATAAAGACTGCGTCGCCTTTTGCTTTTGAAAACAAATTCAAACCTGATGATGCGTATGAAAGAATTAAAAGCTCTGATGCTTTTGGTTATATTACGCAGGGTCACGGCTATGGTATGGCTAGTGATAAACCATTTAAAGGTTGGATTGCCTTAAATAAATCCACTGGCGAAATAGCGATTGCAGAAGCACAGAACACAAAAAAAGAAAAGGAGGAAGTTCATGCTAAGATACAACACGCTTTTAAATCAATATCTAAAGGAAAGTCTTTTCGAAGGTGTTTCACCGATGTCGAAGAAGTCTTTTATAAGAAACCTACAGGTAATAGGACCTTGGGGATTGAGTGCAGTTATTGTCCCTACAAAACAAACTGCTGGAAAGACCTCGAGTTCAAAAGACAATTACCAAGCAAAGGCAGAAACCCAAAATGGGTCTGGTACACACACATCACGAAAGAGTGGCGTGCTGATGACGCTTCAGTATAAAGGTACTGATGGTTCTCCTATTGCAAAAATAATTAAATTAAGTAGAGAGAAAGCAAATGCCTTCATCGAAGAACTCAACAACGAAGTCCCTTTTCCGAGCCTCAAAGCGGAAGGTCAAACAATCACCATCCCAGCTAAAAACATCACAGAAATCCGTATTGAAGAAGAAGATGTCCACGAGGTCAGCGAAAGCAAAAGGAAGAAAACTTCAAACGTGGGTAGCAGAAAAACTCCTAAGTCTACTTAAGAGTGTAACTAACTTGGACATCAAATCTACTCCTATGGGAGTCAATGGGGCTGATGTCCAATTATCTACGGTTGCATACAAACAATTTCCTTACAACATCGAGTGTAAGAACACAGAACGAATGACGACTATATATAATTATTATGAACAAGCAGTGGGGCATGGAAACTCAGGAGAGCCTCTTCTTATTATAAAAATGAATAGACAAAAGCCTCTAGCAATAGTAGATGCAGAACATTTTATGGAGAAAGTCACGTGCCAAAAAATAAAATAAAATTAAACAATGGTGATTCTGCTATTATAATCAGACACTTAGAGCAAGGTTTTGATGTAGAGATTTACCATAGTCATGATAGAAATTTGTTGACAGAAGAAGACACTATGTTCTATGCTCTACTCACAAGAGGCATGGTGCATACTGCTATAAGAGATACCGACCAAGTTCTTGAAGATGGACGTTTAAGTATAGATGAAGAATTAGTAAATTCACAGGTAACAATACATTGATGAGGCATATGGAGTATATGAAGATGAGAGCAGCTGAACAAAAGAAAATAGAAGACATGGTGAATAGTCCGCCTCACTATAATGAATTTGGCATTGAGTGTATTGATGCCATAGAAGCCGCCACTGGTAGTGAGTTCAAAGGTTACTTACAAGGTAACATCTTAAAATATCTGTGGAGGTACAAGTACAAAGGCAAGCCTTTGGAAGACTTGGAGAAAGCCGAGTGGTATTTATCTCGCTTAATTACAGTGGTGAAAAATGAGAAAGTCAAAAATAACGATTAGGGTATCTGCTGAAGTAGATACAGAA